ACGTATATGAAAGTTACAATAAAAGGAGAATCCCAATCACATGTTTGGGAATTGTACGATGAAACGGACCCTAATACCAGGATTTCATCTATGGCGCGTACAACGGGATATACTTGCTGTGCTATGGTGGAAGCTGTTCTTTCTGGACTGTGGGACAAGAGTGGCGTCTACCCAGGAGAGCTAGTAGGGCATGATGATGGTGTGTTTAGTCACGTACTTTCTTTTTTACAAGATAGAGGGGTTGACGTTGTAAAATGCTAACCGTAACCAATGCAGAAACGCATGACTGGGGAAATATGCCCCTGTCTGACATGGCTTTTGGAAACGCCATGGATTGTGATTTTACGCTGAGAAGCTGGGAAATTTTATCCAAGGATATAAAAAGACTAAGTCTCAGTCATGTATATTATAATCTTTTGAAGGATATAGCTGTAATCCTTGGAGACGTTGAGAATCGCGGGATTACTATTGACAAGGATTATTTGGTCGTTCTAGAGAAAGAGCTTTCTAAGCAGTTGGGGAGTCTAAGGGAAAAGTTGGAGTCCATCTCCCCAGTTTCTGGGATAAACCCTAATTCCACTGCACACCTTGGGAAAGTTTTGTTTTCCGATGAAGGGTTTGATATTATCCCCCTAGAGTTTTCAGCTAAGACAAAAAAGCCCTCTATCACGGAGGAGCATCTACAGGCCGTAAAGCGAAAAAGTAATAACAAAGACGTCGTCTCATTCGTGGACCTTTTACTTGAGTACAAAACTAAAACTAAGCAGTATAATACGTATGTAAAGGGAGTAGAATCCGCTATTGAGTGGAATGAGGACGGAAGGATTTACTCTAATTATAATTTTGCGTCTACTGTAACTGGGCGACTTAGTTGTTCCCTTTATAACGCTGGAGGAGGTATGAGGAAGGGTGTTTCTTTTCACACTCTCCCCCGCCCGAGTGATGACGATGTAAACATTAGAAAGTTGATGATTTCGGATAAAGATAAAGTGTTTATAGCGGCAGACTTTTCAACTGCGGAATTACGAGTTTTGGCTCAATGCTGCAGGGACGAAAGCCTAATCCACGCTTTTAAATCTGGGCAGGATTTGCACAAGTACACAGCCTCTCTAATTTACGATAAGCCTGTGTCCAGTATCACCAAGGAGCAGAGGCAGATCGCCAAAAGTGTATCCTTTCTTATTGTGTATGGAGGGGGTCCTGCTAAACTAGCACAGCAAATAGGAAAAAGTGTTGGGTATGCGAAAGGTATTTTTTCTGCCTACCAGGAATCCTTTCCAAAAGTTTTTGAATGGATAAAGTTCGTTCACAAATATATCGCAAAAAATAAATGCGCTGTAAGTCTCTTTGGTCGCAGAAGGAATTTGTCCAATGTCGATAGCCCAGTGTCTAAGTACAAGTTTAGGGCACTTCGACAAGGGATGAATTTCGTAATTCAAAGCTCTGCATCAGATCTGATGTTACATGCACTAAAAAGACTCCAAGACAGGTTTGACGAAGAAGGGCTAGATGCACAAATCTTAGCTACTGTTCATGACAGTGTAGAGGTACAGTGTGATAAAAGTATCACTAAAGAAGTTGTTGAGATTCTAAAGTTTGAGTTGACCCAAACCAAAGACTTAGAACAGTATTACAATTTAAAATTTTTAGTCCCTTTTGAAGTGGATATTGAAGTTGGGAGGTCTTTTGGTGACGCAACTGAAGCTGTTTTTAATAAGGATGGGACATTGACTAACTATAGTGAAATTTTAAATTATGTCGAAAACTCATAGAGCTCTTGTAATTAGTGATACTCATTTTAGAAGTGACTATATTCCTGGATTCTTGGACACCCAAGTAAAAACTCTTATAAAGTTGGTAAATGCAAAACCTCCGGACACTTTAATTATAGGAGGAGACGTTTTTCATAAGAGGAATCCGAAGGGAGACGAGTTGCTTGCATTTAGAAAATTTTTGGATTCCGTCAAGTGCGACAATATTGTTATCCTAAGAGGTAATCACGATACTGTACATAAGGACGGTTCGTCTGATACTACGTTGTCACTGTTTGCAGATAAAGCTACTATTGTAACGAAACCTAAGACTATTGCTATTGGTGGAGTCTTTTTTGATTTCATACCCCATCACGAGAGTGAATCAAAAATAATTTCACAGGTTAAAAAAGCAAAGAACCATGTTTTTGGTCATTTTGGGTTTGATGGATGTGTTTCCAATGGTTCCTACATGTACGAGTCCCGTCTTAAGAGATGGCATTTTCCTAAAAATAAATACACTTTTTTAGGGCATATACACAAAGCAAAAAAGTATGATAATGTGTTTGTTATAGGGACGCAGTATTCTAATTCTTTTGGAGAAGCTAACGAGCAGAAGTACTACATGGAACTCTTAATCAAGGATGGAGAAATAAAACCGATTAGAAAGCCAGTAAACTTTGGAATCAGACATGTTACGTGTAGTATAGACGAATTACCTTCAAAAGGAAAATCCCTGATAAATTCTAATTTTTTTACTATGCTTCGTATAAAACTGGATAGGTTAGATGAGTACGTGGAGCGGCAAATACATGACAAAGTGTTGAACAAGTACAAAGTAGATTATTTGGAATTTTCTTTTGAAGACCTTCTCCCAAAATTCACTTCTGATTACTCACCGGATAGAAAATTATTCACGCTAAATGAGGAGGTCATAGGGGATTACATTGATTCTCGAAACTCTATCTTCAGCAAAGAGGACTTGATGGGTGCTTTAAGGCAAATACGAGATGAAGATTAATAAAGTAATCATTGAAAATTTTCTTTCTGTAGAGAAAACCGAATTGGACTTTGACAAGTACGAGGGGCTCGTTCACGTTATTGGACAGAACCGAGATACTTCTCCACATTCCTCTAATGGCGCAGGAAAAAGTTCTTTAATTGAAGCTGTAGTTTTTGCGCTGTTCGGGAAAACCATACGAAAAACGTCTGAAAAAAGTTTGGTGAATGCATTTACGAAAGGGAGGTGCAAAGTTGTTCTACACGTTAATGATAATGTAGTAATAACCAGAACTAAAAAGCCACCGTCTCTAATTGTAGAAGTGGAAGGAAAAAGCGTCACAAAGGAAGGCGTTTCCCAAACACAGGATTACTTAGAGGAGATACTAAATATAAACTATCACGTATTCCTTGCATCTATAGTGTTTGGACAACAAAACAACATAAACTTTCTTTCATGTACGGCTGAGGAGAAGAGGTCTATAATTCAAAACTTTTTAAACTTGACAGATTTGTTTAAGCACAGGTCTAAAATCAGGTCTCTCAAATCCCAGTTTAATTCCTCTAAGAAAATAGCTGCCACTCTACAAAGTGAGTCCCTACAAAAAACAAACAAGTTAAAAAAGCAATTAGAAAACTGCAAAAAAGAAGAGGCGTCTGCGAAAGACCTTCTCACCGAGGAAAAGCATGAGTTTATCACAAAATACTCTTTGTCGGAAATACAAGAATTAGAAGCGCAGAAAACACAAAAAGAGTTGGACTTAAGAGACTTGGAAAATGAACTTAATTTTACTCTTAGAGAAACAGAGAAAAGCAAGAGCAACATAGAGTTTTTTAGTACAAATTCCATATGTGAACACTGTCAGAAGCAGCCCGATGCAATTCAAGTAAAACTAAAAGAAAACAAAAAAAGACTTGAAGGTCTTTATGAGAAAATTTCCGGTCTTAGAAAAGAAGTTAAACATAGTTCAACGGAGTTTGATGGAATGTTTATTCCCATATCCTCTTCAGATTATGAGCTAGTTGAGACGTTGAACCTGCTTGGAGTTAAGATGGAACTACTTAGAAAGTCCATACGAGAGCAGCAAGCCCTCTCTAGAAAGTACTCCAAGCAGATGGAAGAAGCGCAGAAAAAGTACGATATTATGAAGTTTTGGGAATCTGCATTTTCGGAGCATGGGCTTGTTAAATATATCATTAGAAATGTGCTGGAGTATTTTAACGAAAGGGCTAATCACTACCTTAGCACCCTCTCAAATAATTCGTTTACTATTACGTTTGATGACTCTCTCTCTGAGGAAATAAAATCTGCAGGAAATATCATACATTTTGAATCCCTGTCGGGAGGGGAAAAGAAAAAGTTTTCTATCTCTGTCATGATGGCTTTAAATGACTTGCTCCTTTTGTCTGGTAAGGATGAGTCCAATGTGATATTCTTTGATGAAGTTGGAGATTCTTTGGACCGGGAAGGAGTTAAAGGTTTATACGAGCTAATCTCTAACATATCCACCAATAAAAAGCTGTTTTTAATAACACATAATTCGTATCTCAATTCTTTAATAGAAGACGATGCCAAACGATTGTTTGTGCATAAAAAAAATAACATAACTGTCTGCAAATAGAATGAACATTATACCATATAACGATAGAATTTTAGTAGAAATACAAATGGACAAACTTGAGTCCACTGCCGGGATTATCATCCCTGATTCCTCAAAAGAGACTAAGACTAACCAAGGAGTTATTTTACGCGTAGGCGAGAATACTAGTGGGAAGTTGAAAGAAGGGCAAACTATTTTGTTCGAAGAGTTTAGTGGAAGAGAGTATGAGTACGAAGGAAAATTTTATTTAGTCCTCCCTGAGGAATCTGTATACGCTGTACTGGAGAACTAGAAATGGGGTACGAAATCCCAAACGGTACGATATCTGAGTCTATCTTCTTGGAAAAGTACGCTTACCCGGGAGAGACTGTTTGGAAGGAATGCGCAAAGAGAGTCGCTAGAGCCGCCGCAGACCCAGAGTTCCCTGAACAGCGAGAGAAGATAGAGCAGAAGTTTTATGAGGCTATAAACTCCGGAGATTTTTGTCCCGGAGGAAGAATTCTATTCGGGGCTGGACGAAGTAAGCAAAACCTACTAAACTGTTATGTTTTAGACCCTGAAGATTCCGTAGACAGCATTGGAAAAACTATATCCGATATGTACAAGATTTCTTGCGGGGGAGGAGGTATTGGCTTTAATTTTTCAAAGATTCGTCCTCTCGGTGACGACATACAAAATATTAGAAACTCCGCTCCGGGTTCCCTGTCCGTCATGAGAATGGTGAACGAAATAGGGAATCATGTAAGGGCGGGAAAAAATCGAAGAACAGCCTTGATGGCTATTCTAAGTATTACCCATCCGGATTTTCTTGAATTCCTCCGGGTTAAACTAGACCGTAAGGAGTTGACAAACTTTAATATCTCTGTTGCAATTACGAAGCCTTTTTTAGAGGCTGTAGAAAATAACGATGAATGGTATTTCACGTTCGGAGGAAGACAGAACAAGTATTTTGTGTATGAGATTAAACGTATTTCAGAGGAAGGAAACGATGTAGTTGAAGTTGTTGCTAAGGACGAAGAGGATGCACTCGGGCGTGCACAGCTACATAAGCTAAAGCATTATTCTGATACATTTGAGGCGCCCAAGAAGAAAAAAATATTCGCGAGAGACTTGTGGACTAGGATCGTAGATAATGCGATTGAGTCAGGAGAGCCGGGTATTTTTAATATAGATTTTGCGAATGAATATACTAACGTATCTTATTTTGAGCATATGCCTTCTACTAACCCGTGTGGGGAGGAGGTTTTACCAGCATACGGCAATTGCTGTCTCGGTCATGTTAATCTCGCTAATATGGTGGATGTCGATGGTGTTATCGACTGGCGTAAGCTTGCTCGCACAGTTCGTACGGGGGTACGGTTTCTTGATAACGTACTTACGGCGAATCATTTCCCGATTGCGGAATGCGAGGAGGGAGGAATGCGATCTCGTCGGGTTGGATTGGGAATCACAGGACTTCACTACTTCCTCATTAAGGCAGGATTTCGATATGGATCAGAGTCGTGCCTGGAATTCTTGGAACGGCTCTTCACAACGATAAGAAATGAGGCGTATAAAGCTTCTATGTACTTGGCTAGGGAGAAAGGAAGTTTCCCAGCGTATGACTGGAGTCAATTGAAGGATGAAAAGTTCTTTAAAACTTTACCTTCTAGGATTCGTTCGGATGTTAAAAAAAATGGCTTGCGTAATGCCGTTCTACTTACAGTTGCACCTACTGGAACTATTAGTATGATTTTAGGGGTATCTACGGGTCTTGAGCCTATATTTGCTCCTGTGTATAAACGACGATGGCGTACAAGTACTGATGGTGTTTGGAATGAGACTGTCGTTATTGACCCACTCTTTAAAGATTTATACCTTAGAGGTCGTAGTGTCAACCATTGTGTTGGGGCTTATGATGTTACCCCAGAAGAACATATTAAAGTTCAGGCAGTCGTACAGACGTACATTGACTCAGCTGTGTCAAAAACGTGTAATCTTCCTTCTGAATTTGAACCTTCCAGTCTATATGACGATCTTTTGACGTATGCTAGTGATATGAAAGGTTTTACTTTTTATCGTGCTGGTTCTCGGGGAAATGAACCGTTAGAAGCACTAGATATTTCTACGATAGACTTGGACCTTTTAATCAAAAAAGGTACGCTTGAAGAAAGTGCTGCCTCAGTTAACGCGTGCAAGTCAGGAATGTGTGAAATTTAATGCCATTGTATTCTTATAAATGTAAAGCGTGTGAAAACGTCGAAACTGTTAATTGTCTTATGAAGGACATGAAAAAATGGGTTAAATGCCCGGAGTGCGGGAAAAGAGCAAACAGAATATTTGAAATTACAGGGACTCAAATCAACGTACAAGGAGGAACTCCTATTTACGACAAAAGAAGGGACCATAAAAAAGACTGTGGTGTAGCAACCAGATGGCACGATGATGAAGTCCGAAAAACCGAAAAAGCTCTTGACTTCAAGACTGGAATTTCTCCATACTCCAAAATGATACCGAATTATTCGGAGTTGGAAAAGCAAGGAGTTGTAAAAAAAGCCTCAAAAGAACAGCAGAAGGACCATAAGGAGAAGGCTACAAAGATTACAAAGGATGCGGTATCGAAACTTTCAGGGGCAGAAAAAGACCATGCGGTCAGGGGTTCCGGAAATTCAATGGGTCCCGGTCAATGAGCGCTTCGAATTCCGAAAGGTGCGGATGTTTCGGATCTACTGGTCAATTTTAGTGATAACTTGCCTTTAATAAGGTAACATGGCATATGAATTAGCTGACAGTATTCAGAGGGGGATTATTTACCTAGCAAAGTCTGACCCCACTTTTCTCATTCAATCTATGCCAATGGTGAAGTCAGAGTATTTTGAATACCCCTCACACCAAAAGTTTTTTCAGGTTGTTGTTGACCACTATCAAAAGTATAAAAAACTTCCAACTGACGATTTCATTCTAGAAGAAGTTAAATCTCTAATGTCTTCGACTGAGCTTCTCTCTGATTACAAAGATGAATTGGAGCAGATTAATAATCTTGATGAAAAGTCCTTGGATAATGAGGACTACCTCCTAGATTTAGTTGAGAATTTTGCCAAAGAGCAAGCTATAACGGACGCTGTCCTCTCATCTATAAGTCTAATAGAACAGAAAAAATACGACGACATCGAAGATTTAGTTCGGGGGGCTCTTACCGTCACTAGAAATCTTGATTTAGGGGTCAACTATTTCAGCTCCTTTGAAGATAGATTTTCCAAGGAAGAAAATGAGCAGGACTACAAGTTCCGAACTCTTTTTGATTCTATGAATGAGTCGCTTGAAGGGGGGTTAGCTGCAAAAGAGCTTGCTATGGTTGTTGCACCTCCTGGGGTTGGAAAATCTTTATATTTAGCCAATCAAGCTGCTCGGTCTGTAATAGACGGTCACAATGTCCTTTACGTCTCCTTAGAAATGTCTGAAGACAGAGTGGCTCAAAGAATGGATAGTATTTTTACGCAGGTAAAACAATCTGACCTCAAACACAGAAGGTCAACTATTATCGAAAGGTTTGACAAAATTAAGAAAGCGAAGCCTAATATGGGCTCCCTCAGGATAAAGGAATTCCCAACGAAAAGAGCTACGGTGAGTACTTTAAGGTCTTTTTTATCTCAGTTACGAAACGCTGAGGACTTCGAACCTGATGTGATTATTGTAGATTATCTTGAACTTCTTTCGACAGACGCCACTCTTAAGGAGTATCAAGCACAGGAGAGACTAGCGCAGGAGCTTCGTGGTTTAGCTATCGAACATAAGTGTTTGCTTTGGACTGCCACTCAAACCAACCGGGAAGGAAAACGAGTTAGTCTTATCACAGATACAGAATTAGCCGATTCTTATGGAAAAACTCGCGTGTGTGATTTGGTTTTTTCGGTTAATCAGAACGAATTAGAGTTTGACAAAGGAGAAGCTCGGATATACGTTATTAAATCTAGAAATGGGAGGTCTAGATATGTAATACCTTCCATTATAGACTATTCCAAGCTTACAATCCACCAAAAAACGACATGAACCGGCTAAAAAAACCAATTCACCCAATGCGTCTCCATACAGGAATTAAAACATTTACGATTGAACAAAAGTCTCTCTCCAAGGACAGTTTATATGGCTGTGTTGAGTTTCCAAAAGCTCTTATAACCGTAGACCCAAATCAAAGTGAGCAGGACTACAAAGGAACTCTCCTTCATGAGATTTGCCATGTAGGGTGGGAGCTTTTTGGGTTGGGAGACGACGATGAGATGCCTACTGTAGGCAACGAATACCTAACTACTGTAACCTCCAACATGATACAGTTATTAGCAACCCTAAACACCGAATTATTCGAGTACTTACTTACCAATGAATAGCGCAATTGAAACTTACAACAGTCTAGAAAATAAGTATCTTACAATATCCAAGGAGTATTTGGAGATAACTGAAGATAACATGGATGAGGCCTTACAAAACCACACTGCCTTGTATGCGTTTTTTGGGGCTGTATTAGCGTATGCGAAGAAAGTTTATAATTCTGCTGAAATTACTTTTGAGTATGCCGAGGCGGAAGTTAAGGAGTCTCGCAGGGAATTTTTACTCTCCCAAGATAAGAAAGTTACAGAGGCAGCTCTAAGTGCACATGTTCTAACTTTGGATTCAATCAAGGACCTTAAATCACAGGTTCTAGAATCTCAGCACAAGTACAACTTGGCTAAGAACATAGTCACTTCTCTTGACCACCAAAAAGATATGTTAGTACAGATGTCCGCAAATAAAAGAGCAGAGATAAAACTAGTATCTGACCTTGGATAACCACTATATAATAGTGATATGTGGAAAAACATAATATCACAATTAAATAAATCAATTCTCAGTAACTGGAAGTGGTTATCAGCAGGGTTTGCTGGTAGCATTTTCGGAAAGCTTTTCTTATAAGAAAAGTTTAGGTTTCAAAAAAAATATATCTAAATAATGGTCTCACCCGCAGCCCCCACAACCACAGTTTCCCAAGCAATTGGAGGCGGAGGAAACTCTGGCTACTTTATCAGCGGCATTTCGCCGGTATCAGGCGTATCTGGTACAATACCGAGCGGGGTTGAAACCTCAGGCCCCTGGTACGTTGAACGCCAGGAGATGAGTATTTTTTACACTCGAGTGGCTACAGCAGCTAGGGATGCTCTCCCGCACAGAGACTGCTCCTTGAGTGGGGTTAATACTTCTGCCTTAGGTAAAAACAACAACATATCTCAGACATTTCTCGTCGTTGATGTGCAAGGCCGCTGTCACGCTACAAGTTCTACCAATGTACATGCTGGACCTTGGCAACAGCCTCAAAAATTCACGCTACTTGCCTTCGACGCAGATTACAGAGGTCGTACTTATGGCTCTGTTAGCGCAGGATGCCTAGGACCTGCTGGTAATATAACCACCAGACAAAACTTCTACGCTAGGAGACTCTTGAAGCCCAATGATGTACTTTATGATGAAGCTTGTTGGCAAGGATTTAGTTTTCAAACAATGGCAGGTTTCGGCCCTAACAGTCAAACTGAATTCATGAACCGATTCCATAAATGGCTAGGATGGGGGTACGAGACCAGCCAGTGGGGATTCCTCGCTGAATGTGTGGGACTCCAGTTCCACGAGGCCATCGCCCCGCGTTCGGGAGGGTACTCCACAGCCCAAGACCAGTTGACCGACTCTAGAAATCTTATAAATGAATGTGGTCAAAGGTTGCACGATGCAAACTTGTGGGACTGGAAATTAAAAGGTATAACAGATGCAGATGGGTCAATTTACCCCTTACCTCACTATTCAATAGACCGACACGATTTTAGTTAGTAAAAACTAATTAAATCTTCGTAAAAACGAACTATAATAAAGGGAACCTAAACAGTTCCCTTTATTTTTTTATAACAATATTAACATGGTAAACTTAGACGAACTACGAAAAAAGTACAATCAAATTAACAGAGTAAAGTCTGATAGTGACAATAGTGATTTCCTGAAGAGGTTTCTGATGATGGAAGAAGGAACCACTGTAGTGAGAATTCTCCCCGCCAAGGAGGAAGGGGAGGATTTTTATGCGGAAACAGCTATCCATCGAATTGATGGAAGAAATCATCACTGCCCAAGGGTCAAAGGAGGTGACTGTCCTCTTTGTGACCTTAGCTTCAGGCTATGGAATACCAAGGTAGAGGAGAACCAAAGTATTGCTCGACAGATTAAAGCTACTAAAAGATTTTATTTGAATGCAGTTGAGCGTGATTCCGGAGAAGTAAAAATTCTTTCCATGGGAGTTAAGCTTTTTAGCAAGATTTTGGATTGTTTTTTTGACGAAGATTTTGGGGATATCACTAGCACTGAGTCAGGGCACGACTTTAAGATTGTCAAGGATAATCAAGGACAATGGCCCAACTATGATAAGTCCTCACCAAAACCTAAAAAGACCAGTGCGGGCTCTGACCAAGAGATTGCGCAATGGCTGGATGAGCTTCACGATATTAAAGGCCTTGTAAGAGTTGCTTCTTACGAAGATTTGAAAAAAATGGCTCTTAGCATCGCAGGTGGAGAGGATACCCCAACGCCAAACACTTCTACAGATGAAGAAGATGGAGATTACCTATCCCATCTTAAAGGCTTGGGTAATGACTGAAGAACCTAAGAAAAAGGAAGAGAAACGCAAGCTTAGAATCCTTGCGTTTCCTGCTAATACTGGAGGGTGTAGCTACTATAGGATCATTATGCCTATGGACAAGCTCGCTGAGAAATACCCAGATGATGTTGAAGTGAGGTTTAACTTTAACCCCCTAAAATGGGATGAGGCCAAGCGTCAACCGGCAGAAAAAGGAACAGAGTTTGAGGATTTAGACTGGGCTGATATCGTGTTCACTCAGAATATTGCTAATCTGGGACCTCCTTACATGATTGAATTATTTAAGAGGTGTAAGGAAAAGGGTAAGTTTATACATTATGACACTGATGATTTGCTGACCAATTTATACGCTGGGCACAGATTGGAGGGGGTGTACAGGGACCAACAGCTAGATGAACTAACTAAGGTTTTGTATCACAATGCTGATTTAGTTTCAGTTACGCAGTCTAAGTTCGCTCAGAGAGTTGCTCCGTATGTTAGAGGTACTTTGTGTGTTATTAAGAATGCTATTGACTATGACCTCCCCTGTTGGAATTTTCCAAAAATAAAGACCCCCAATAAAAAACTGTGTCGTATTGGGTGGGTAGGGGGTATTCACCATGAACAGGATGTGAGACAAGTTCCCAGTATTGTTATGGGGGTAAACTCCAAAGTAGGTGCTGAAAATGTACACTGGGGCTTCTACGGTAGACCAGTTTTGGGTCCTGATGAGAAGCCAGACTGGCAGCAAGATGTTTGGGATACTTACGAAAAATCATTTGGCATGGGAGTAAAGCACAAAAATATAGTTGTGTATCCTGCCTCCCCTTCCCACATGTATGGAGTTATGTACAGAACCATTGACATTTCTATTGCCCCTTTGGAGTTTAATGAATTTAACGATTCTAAATCGGAGATTAAGGCGATGGAAGCTGGTAGGTATGGAATTCCTTTGGTAGCCACTAATTGTGGGTGCTATGATGAGATTATAAAAAATGGGGAAACAGGTTACCTAATAAACAAAAACAACCCAAAGTCTGAGTGGGTCAGAGTTTTATCTCACATAGCTAAAAACAGAAAACATCGAATCGAGATGGGGAATAACTTGAAGCAACTTACAGATGAGCGCTTTAATATAAATAATCATATCGGTGCTCGTTATGACTTATACAAGAACTTGCTAAAGACCGAAAAGATAAAACTTCTATGAAAACACCAAAAATCAAAATAATTTCAGGATTTACTCAGGCCGGGGGTTCCACGGTGGCTAATATAAACTTATGTAACCTTTTCAACGAGAAAGGTTTGGACTGTACTTTCTATGGACCACAAGAGTGGCATCTAGACAAGTGTAACGGAGCCCTTCTTAACCCGGATGACGCGGCTGTAAATGAAGACGGAGAAATCCTTCTGCTGCATTATTTGAAATTTCCTTCTAGGCCTCCTGAGTCTAAGAAAGTTATCCTAACATGCCATGAAAAAGCTCTGTTTCCTATAACCTCTATGAAAAAGTTTTGGGATGAGGTTCATTTCGTGTCGGAACATCAAAAGAATTGGCACAACGAACCAGGATTTGTTATTCCTAATGTTGTCACCCCCCTAGAAAAAAACAAAAAGGAATCAAAGGGTGTGGCTGCAGTAATTGGAAGCATCGATAAAAACAAAAGAACTCATGTTGCTATTAGGCAGGCACTAGAAGAAGGGTATAAAGAAATACGGTTGTACGGTTTTATAACTGACGAGCCATATTTTAACTCTCGGGTAAAACCTTACGCAGATGAAGGCATTATCACTATGATGGGACATGAGGACGATAAACAGAAAATGTATGACTCCACTAATAAAGTCTTTCATGCTTCCAGAAGTGAGACATTTAACTTTATTATTCCAGAATGTGAGAGAACTGGAACTGAATACTGGGGAGAAGAGTCTGCTAACCCTTTTGTCGATAAGCAAAATCTTCTCGGCCCCCCGTACGAAATGACTAACGACGAGATATTTGAAGC